CTTGTTTGGTATGGAGTACGACAGGTACGAAAACCAACATGCAGAGATTTTCACAACAGAATCTTCTGATCGAGCATTCGAAGAAGAAGTAATGTTGAGTGGTTTCGGAGCGGCACCGACTAAACAGGAAGGTTCTGCTGTAAATTTTGACGACGCTAACGAAGCATACACTGCTCGTTACAACCACGAGACTGTGGCACTTGCCTTCTCAATTACTGAGGAAGCAGTGGAAGACAATCTATATGATCGTCTTGGTTCACGTTATACTCGTGCGTTGGCTCGTTCAATGGCACACACAAAGCAGGTTAAAGCTGCTTCAATTCTGAACAACGCTTTCACAGCAGGTGCTTCTGCTGGTGGCGACGGAGTTGCATTGTGTGATGCGTCACACCCACTTACAAGCGGTGGTACGTTTGCTAACGAACCAGGAACTGCGGCTGACTTGAACGAAACATCTCTCGAAGATGCTTTGATCAACGTTGCAGGTTTTGTTGATGAGCGTGGTCTCAAAGTTGCTTTACGAGGCACAAAGTTAATCATTCCGCGTCAGCTACAGTTTGTTGCTGAACGTTTGATGGTATCTAACTTGCGTGTCGGCACAGCAGACAACGATGTAAACGCACTGCGTTCAATGGGAATGTTACCAAGCGGCTATGCTGTTAATGACT